AAAAGTCTATTCCACTTTGAATGTTAATTGTCGCGCGCCCAGTATTTGCTATTGATGCAACAATAGAAGATCCAGTTGAGTTATAAATATCAATCCCGCCTTGCGAAGGAATTCTAAACTTCTCGGAAAATGCAGATCCGCTCCAGTGCCCCAGGCTTAGTGCCTGACCTGTCGGAACTGAAATATCGCCACGGTCCGAAGGCTTGCTAATCAAAAGACCTGGCTTAGTTCCGTCAACGCTAAGGACCGTCAAGGAGGAGATGGTTGTTGACCCTTCGCTGCTCACCCTAAATGGTGCGGATGAAGCGGTCGCATTTCCAGCGAAGAATGGGAATGTTCCTGGTGCCATTCCGACCGCGCTTGAACCAGACCCAGCGGTTAAAGAGGATGCATTGATGTTAAATCCGCCGATTGTTCCGGAGCCTGCAGTAATCGCACCAGTAAAACTTCCAGATGTCGCGGTAATGGCCCCGCTAATGTTGGCGCTTGTTGCTGTTATAGCCCCCGTATTACTGACGGTAAAATTCGTTGAGGTTATTGCGTTTGTTCCACTATTTACTAGCGAGGCCCCGTATGGAAAAACCTCTGTCTCCGCAACAGTTGCGCTTGTCCCGACGGTGTATGAAAACTTGGTCGCAGTTGGCGCTGGGCTTGCAAGGATTGTAAATGTTCCGTCAAACGGGGCGCCCATATTTGTAATTTTTACACTGTTACCAGCAGAGTAACCGTGCGCAACGGTCGTTGTGAGTGTTGCAGTGGTTCCCGATTGCTCCTTAAGGGATACGTCCCTAAGATTTCCAGTTCCGAACCTTGAGTCAATAACAAGCGCGCCAGACTTTATGACAGAGGCATCCAGTCCTGCGGTCGAGATAAGGCCCGCAGTAATGCTATTGGCAACGATATCCCCAGACCCAATTGCGTTTTCCCAGGCACCACCTACGCCAACCTTTCTCAGCCCTGGAGGTGTTCCGCCAAGGTGGTAAACGATTGTTCCTTCGGTGTACGAGGCGCTCGGGAGGGTCGGAAGCGTCGGGCCGCTGAATATCTCTATCGCCTTGAGCGTCGATGCGAGCTTTTCGGCGGTAATTGATCCATCCGCAACTGTAACCGTTGGCTCGTTTGGCTCTGTTGGACTGCTTACTTCAGTAAACGAGCTTGCAGTAAGGTCGCTTGAGAGCGACCGTACCTTATAGCGATACTGAAGGGCGTTTGTTAGCCCGCCGTCGTTTACATATGTTGCTTTTGTATTTTGAACAGTTCTAAAGTCTGTAAAATTGTAATAGACGTAGCCGCTGACGCTTGTGGCTGAAATTGTTCCGCTTGTAAGCGATGCAAACGTAAAGCTTGTTGTTGTCGTTGAGGCGACAGACCACTGGCCCTCAAGCGCCATGATATTTGTTGTTGTTGGCTCAAGGTCAATTCTTATGACGTCATTGACCACAAGCCCATGGTCTACGGCAGTTGTAACAGTTACTGTCGACCCGCTTCTTGAAATCTCAGAGATTGCCCTAAATATCGCGTCTTGCCGCTGAATTTCAAATGAGGCGAGTTTTTTGTTTACTTCCCTAGTCTCATCAAAAGACCAGGAAACAGCAACAGATTTGTCGTTTGCGGAAACAGTTAAATCCGAAGGAATATCTGGCGTTGGAGGGACCGGATTTACATCATCAATTTCCCTGATTCTTTCGCTAAGCCTGATAAAAGCGCTTCTCTGCAGCCTTACATCGCCACCTACGGTTATTGTATAGACGATATCCATGCCAAGCATTTTTGCGGCAACAGATTTTACGATCATTGGCTTTGCGATTTCCATCGTATTCCATATAAATGGAATCACGTCTCCAACTTCAGGAACTGGGTATACCGAGTCAGAGGCGTTTCTTGGCCTCATCTCAAACGTGTATGACTCTATAGGCAGCCCGTTTTCTTTCCAGTACCCCTCGGCAGAAAGCTCTGCGTCGGCAAGCGTTTCCACCCTGTCGTCGGTAATTGCCGCCTCGACAATTTTTCCGTTTGTCGCCCAGATCCCAGGCACAAAGTCGTAGTCAACGTACTGAACTGGATTTCCGCTTGTATCTGTTAGCGCAACCTTGTTTCCGCTTGAATCCCTTGTCCTGAACACGGCGTAGAGGTGCAGCCTGTTGGCGGTGTTTCCGGACTCTACTGGGCTGCTTGGCACTTCCATTTCGTAGATCGGAACGGTGTACGTAGCAAGGTCTTCAAAATCCCCATACCCCATGGCGCCAGTGATCTTGATTACGCTCCAGTCAGTGAAGCTTACCGATCCGTGCTGGCTGCTCGTGCACTCTCCAATCAATCCAATATACGCCGCGGATGAATTTGATACATGTGCAACTTTCCAAAGCTTCTCCCACTGGCCAGCTGCATATAGGTTTCCAATCGAGTGTCTTGATATCTCTGTTCCTGAAGCGTCATACAACGCGTAGTGGGCATCAAGCCTGTTAACGTGATCGCTTGCCTTGGCGCGAACAGAGATAAAATAATTTTCGTTATGGACCACCGGAATTCTGTTTGCAGATGCTGTTGATATCGCTGTTCCCGAGGTGCTGCTTGTAACCGTGTATCCAGCCCCGTACGGGCCGCTCGTTGAAGATCCAATTGCAAACCCTGAGGCGGTGGTCCAGCCGTCGATATTCCCGTCGTAAAGCCCGTTGACGACAAGCTCTTTTGGCGTCTTGGCACGATAGTGAAGCCTGCAAGAATAGGCGCCAGCACCGTCAAACGACCCCTTATCAACCCAGTACTCCGCTCCAGTCTTCTCGGAGATGTAGTCAAGTATGTTTCTAATCGTTCGCCCGCCATACTGCTCGGCATTTGGCGTGTCGCTCTCCTGGAAGTAAGGACTAAACCTATACTGTGTGTCCACGGCCTCAACGTACGTGCTGGTGTCGAGTCCGATTTCGCTAACCCATGAGTTATCGAAAAGCCCACCAAAGACTGAGATCGGATACAGCCATCCACGAACGTTGTCCGCCCCAACACCAAGCCTGTAGTTGTTTCCGCCAACCGTGTATATCTCACCATCGGCCCAGCCCCTCGCGGATGAGCTCGTCAAAACAGTTGGTGATTCAACGGTTGATAGAGATCCGACAAGCGCTGATCCCCCAGAGGTGAGATACGCGCCAGTGATGGTCGCAGAACCGTCATCGCCAACGCTGTCGTATGTGATTTTTGTGCTATTTGGAACAGCTTTGACAAGGACAAAGCCCGTTTGGGCAACAGAGAACCCAGGCGTTTGCGGAATAGATACAACAATCGGGTCTTCAACTGAAAGCCCGTGTGCTGATGATGTTGTTATCTCAACAACATTGGATGTTCTTGTTGCCGCAGTAATCGTCTTTTGCGATGTAAGTGTGTTTGCCGTCTTGCCTAGATATTCAACATTCTGCGTGCCAGATCCTGAGGCAGACGTTCTTTTTACATATATCCTGACGCTGTCTGCAGATCCCGGGTTTTTCCATTTTATCTTCAGCCTCTGTGTGCTTGTTCCCGCAGACAGCGCAAGTGAAACCGCCTTTGTGACTGGCCCATACTGAGGCGTTGCGGAGTCCCTGCCGGTCATTGTGGAGTTTCTTGCCTGAGCTCGAACCTCGTAGGTTCCGTCGGATAGATTCCCACCAGTAGACTCAGACGAGAGCAAAAGCCCGTCAATCTGCCCGACCACAGAGGGAAGCGAGGCGGAAGAAGTGTATGTGGTTGTTCCACCGTATATTACGTCAATATCTCTGGAATCTCTTGGGGCATAGTAGTCAGCAACAACGTGCTCTTCAAGTATTGCGGTATTGTCGGCGCACTCAACATCCTGAATGATGCTTCCGCCCTGTCGGTTTGTGGACACTCGAGTGATAATTCCAGCAAACAGCACAGTATCTGGGTTTGTTTCAGTATCGACAATCCTTATCTCGGCACGGTTTGGCACCTCGATAAGGAACGATTCGTCTGCTATTGCGGTGTTCAGCTTGTCAGAAAATGTTGCCCCGGAATAACCAGAAACTTCAGTTGAGGACTTTGGAAGTATCGTCCAAATTGGGATTCTTGCATTGGCGCTGGTGCCTTCGCTGTTTGATTCCCAGGAAAGATTTTGATAATCGACCCTGCCGCTAATGTCGTAAAAAGCAACAGTCTGTCCTTCGTACTTAAGCTTTACCAGTACTCGTACAGAGGCCATTTATATCCTTCCTACGCCTGACGACCTCAGCAGTGACCTTTGGGCCCTTGAGACTTCCTCGGCAAGCTTCCTAATGTCTTGGTCGTTTCTAACAGTTGGGTTATTGATTATAACACTTGCGTTTACCGCGCCGGATGTGCTACCGCCAGCTGCACTAATGCCGTGTATTGGTCGATATGTCCTTGGGAACACCCTGGCGACACCATACGGGGTAACCTGCATTGTTTCCGTGCCAGCCTCACCTACCCTAAATATACCAGGGCCCATGATAGTTCCGCCGCTTGCAAAACCGGCAACAGGGTTATACTTCCCAAGCGGGCTAAGTGTGGACTTGAGCTTTGTGACCTGCACCTCAAACTGCTTCTGTATAGAATCTGCTGCAGACGGTGCGACGCTCATCGATGTTGCAAAGAGCCTTCTCATCTCAGCGCCAACAAGGAACATCTTTAGCGCATTTGAATGTGTCATCCCCCAAACCGTTGGAGAAATTCCTGTTGGCGCCATTTTCTTTGCGCTATCTTGAACTTCTTTCCAAAGTGTCATGAATCTCAGCCTTAGGGCACCGAGAGTCATCTTGTTTGCGGTAACCTGCATCCCTGCGGCATCTGACTCAACCTGCTTTTCCATTTGAGCACCGACGCCATGCCCTCTCCAGTTGTCGTACGGCCTTCCGCCAAGCGTTGATGTACCGTTTCCAGCAGACCCCGGCGGAGTTTCGTACTGTCCTCCTGGGTCATCGTCATTGGCTGTTGTTCCGGGGTTGTTAAGCGAGTTTTGCAGCTGCTTGATTTTCTTGACAAGCTTGGCAATCTTATCTGCAAGCTTGATGAATTTTTCAATTGTCTTTGTCCAGGACCCCAAGAATGACTCCCCAAAATTGGCAGCATCTTCGGCAAGCTCCGCATCAAGGTCGCCAATACTTGCAAACGATTGACCGTATAGGTCCTTAATTTTCTGAATTGCCTCTGCGCCTGTAATTTTTCCTTGTTCCAAGAGAAGCATGATTCTTTGCATCTCTTCCTGGAACTTCATTCTCATCGCCTCAAACCTCTCGTCAATATCCTCAAGTCCCCTGGTTACCGGTTCGCTTGTCATTGCCTCGTCAAGGGCAATTCTCTTTCTCTCAAGCGCAGCCTGCTTTACGGCATCAGTCTTTGCCTCTTCGGCCTCTCGCATTCTTGCCGCAGCTTCAAGCGGATCAATAGATGCGTCGTAGAGGGCAAGCCGTGCCATTTCTATGTTTCTATTTGCATCTCGAAGGTTTTTCTCAACAGCGAGCAGTCTATTCTTCTTCTCTTGCTCCTCAATTTCGTCCTTAAGTGCCTTAAGGTTCCATGTCGTTCCCTCGACAATGACTTCCTGGGTTGCAAGGAACGCCTCTTTTGCCTTCTCAAGCTGCTCTCTGAATCTCTTGTCAAACAGAGCCTGAATTCTGTTTTGCAGGGCTCCGGATGCTATGTTGAACTTAGCCTTAAGGAAGGAAAGCTTTTCGTTAAGCTTCTCAATTGCCCTTGAAAGGCCTTCAGTTGAGTCTTCAGCACCATTGATGAGAAGATTCCACTGCTCTGCCTGCTCTTTGCTTACCATAAATCGGCTTGCAAGCGTATCTAGCATTTGGTTTAGTTGGTCTACGTTTGTGAACGGGCCAGCCTGCATTACCGCGGCGACAATTTCAGCCTGAGCCTTCATTGCGGCAAGATTTGCAAGCTGATTGTTTACTATTTCGCCCGTTTCGTTTCTGATTGGCGTCTCAAACTCAAACGCAAGCTTGTTTTCGTAAACCTTCTGAATCATTGATTGAATGTTGTCTAGCAGAACCATATTCTGCTGCATCTCTTCGGTATTTAGGCCAAGAGGTGCCGCCGCGTTCGTGAACGCCTCTTCTGCGCTAAGCGAACCGCCAGCCTCATTGAGCGCAGCAAGAACATCTTTAATTCCGAAATTTATTGATTCGATTTCCGGATTTAGGGCCTTGAATGACGTAACAATGTCGTCAACCTTAAGAGGAATTTGTTCGGCAATTGAAACCATCTCGGCAAACGTCATCTTGCCGTCTGTCAATGCGTTGTTCCAGATTTCTTGCTCCATCTGTGCCTGGGTCATGTCCATCTCAACGCCTTCGCCAGCAACCTCTCCGTCTTGGAATTGCGGTCTTCCAACGGCATCAGATATCACTCCGCCTGCCGCTGACCCGAGCATTGAGCCGATGATGGCGCCGATTGGACCCCCGAGCAGGAATCCAACTAGTCCGCCAATAACAGATGTTATAGATGAAATTGCCGTCCTAATAACATCTGCTTTGTTGACAAAAATGTCAAACAGTGCAAAGAAGCCGGTCAAAAGAACGGTAGACTTACCAACCAGTCCAAGCCCGTCTTTCAGGGACTTTCCTAGTGCTGCAAGTCCGCCTGCCCCAGTCTTTAGTGCGTTAGCAAATCCACCACTCTCCTGAACAACATTTTTTGCCCCTTTTGTGCTGAGGTATGCCCCGATTCCGCGCTCTATGCTTGGCCTTAGGGGTCCGCCCGCCAATCCAACTGCCGCAGCCCTCGCAGCAGAAGCCCCTCTAAGCCCCGCAAAGGCACCGCCAATAGACCTTGCAAAAGTGGAGATACTTTCTTTGAAGACGCTTACTGCATTCTTAAAGAATCCCCCAGTAGACTTAAGGTCTGCGCCGAAACCTGCCAGCCTGGCTGCTATTGGGGTATCCCTTGTTGCAAGGGCACTGACTCCGGACAGGTATTCTTGCCGTGCCGCAACCCCAATAAGTCTTGATCCACCGACCCCAGAAAGGTTCCTTACGCCCTGCGCCGTCTGTGCTGTTGCGGAAACTTGCGCCTGCGCTGCTGCAACTGTTGCTGAAATATTTTGTCTTTGAACGGGGCTGAAAGCGTTTCCGGTTTGGTCAACAACCTTTTGCATGACCACTTTTTGAATCTTAAGTTCACCAGCCGCAGTTCTTGCCTTGTTGGCAAGCGGAGCGCCCATCTGATATGCCTGTCTGGAGGCAATAGTTCCTGCGCTAAACGCACCAAGTGAGCCAAAGAGCTTCTGGAGGCCTCCAAGTGCACCGCCAGAAGGTGCCTTGATAAGCTCTCCTGCGGGACCAAATTTTGCAGCGGAACCAAAAAGGAGTTTTCCAAAAAGCTTACCGGTTGCCAAAATCGCAAGAGAAGCCCCAATTGCCTCTACTGCAAATGGTATACTTGTAAGGAGCTCAAGGAAGATGTTCAGCAGCCGTATAAATCCGCTTATTAGCGGCATTGCAAGCGTAATTCCAGTGATCAGCTCAGCGAAGAACGCACCGCCAGCACCTGACGCAAGGGATTGAAGGGCAGGAACAAGCTTGGACTGAACTTCGCGAACAAGCCTCTGCATTGGAACCGCAAAGTCGTCAACTACCCCTCTGAACGCGCTGTTTTGAGCATATTCCTTTGAGAGCACGCCGAATGCAGCGATCACGGCTGTTATACCAAGAAGAATTGGGTTTGTGTTGAACGCCAGGGCAATTCCCCTCATTGCAAGCGCCGCAACCGCGGCGGCCCTGACAAAGTCTATCCTCATCAGCTCGGATATCGCCCTTATTCCGTCTCCGATTACTGCAAATACGCCAGATCCTCCGCCTTGCCCGAGTGCGGTGAAAAGCCTGATAACCCCTTCCCCAAACTTCTGGAATATTTGAACTGTTGCCTGAAGAGTTGGGGCAATTTCATCAAGCATTCCACTGAACTGTGAGGCAAAGTTTGCAGTTGCTGTTCTTGCGGCCCTTGACTGGAATACAAGGCCGATGTCATACATGACATCTCTAAGTCCGTCATATATTGGCTTTGTAACGACCGCAACCATGTACTGGCTTGTGTCCTGAAGTGTAGAAAGTGCTCCCTGGAATGTCCTTGAGAGCTTCTCCATTCCTCCGCCGAAGACAAGCGACATCTCCTCAAGGATCTTTCTTGCAGCTGCGGCTCCTTCAATTTTTCCTCGCTTTGAAAGTACTCGCATTGCCTGAACCGGTCCCTGATTCAAAATAAGATCTACGGTTTCCTTGGAAATTCCCTTAGCGCCCTTTGCCGCTTGCATGGAAATTCCGTATTGCTGCCTTGCGCCCTCCTTGCCAAGCTTTACAAACCTGTTGACCTGCGCATTAAGGGCAGATTCTGCTGCAAGCTTTGCGTCCCTGTCTGTTGAGGTGAGCATCTCTTTAGTGATGGTTACGGTTCGCTTTTTTACGGAGTCATAGTAGCTTATTGTTGCCTCTCCCTGTTGGACCATCTGTTTCATGACGGCCTTTGAGAGGAGCTCGTATCCAGCAATACCTGCGTTTGCCAGCTGCATCATGTCGTTTTGGTATACGCGACCAGATTGCTTCATCTGCCCAAGTGCATAAGTGATTCGGTTTAGCTTGTCGTCTTCTCCGCCAAGCGCCGCAACAGCGTCACCAATAATTTGAAGGTTTGGCATGATTTCTTTTGTTTCGAAACCGAACGCGCGCATCCTTCTTGCTGATTCAACAAGTTCAGGGAATCTGAACGGCGTTACGTTTGCAAACTGCTGAATAGACTTTACAAGTGTATCTGCCTGATCTGATGCCTTGGTAATATCAACATTCGTTGCTCCCATTGCCTTCTGCTCGTTTTCAAACAGTGTCTGGAATGCAACCGCAGAGTTTTCGAGCTGTGCATTGAATCCAATAATTCCGCCCTGGAGGTGCGACAGGAGCGAACCAACGCCCTGGCTGATCTGACCAACTATCTGCTGGCTAAATCCGAATTTTATCTGATCAACAAATCTTCCAAGAATTCCAGATTGTCGCTCAATACCGCGTGCGGCTTCTTTTTCTGCATTCCTAATCTCTTGTCCGCCAACAGGCATAAATCCTGGTAGGAATCTTCCACTGCCTCCGCCGCCTCCACCTCCACCGCCAGTTCCCGTCGCCCCCCTACCAACACCCGCACCGCCAGCCCCAGCTGCCATTATTGGCGTGGCCACTGCCGCCTGCCTTCCAAGGGCCGCAGCGAGTCCCTTGGTTGTAATCTTTCCACCGGAAATACCACGGAGCTCTGCCATCATTTCGGCAAGTCCGCGGATTGTCGCCCTTAGATCGCTCAGCTTCTTAGGGGATACCGGTGCAATTGTAGAAAGTGCGCCAAATAGCTGCGCCATCGCAGCGGCGTTCTTGTTCATTGACGATACGTTTTTACCACCAATTGGCGGAACGCCAGCAGGCTGTCCGCCGGGGGCTACGGCAGTCCTTCTCCCTCTTCGCCCGCCACCGCCGCCGCCAGCACCGCCAGCAGCAATGGCTGGAACTGCAGCCTCTTGCGCCGCCCTAGTTGCAGCAGCCGCTCTTGTTCCGGTGGCAGCTCTGCCCTTCTTAGCCTCTTTAACAACAGACTCGCCTGCGGCTGTTGCAATTGCGGCAGCGGACTGATCGACGGCAGCAGCGGTAGCCTCAGCCTTCTTTGCCGCCCTTGCATCTGCTCGCTCTTGCTTTGCTATTTCCTTTCTTGCAGCTGGGCTTATGTTTGCAGCAATGTCGGCAGCAAGCTGCTGTAGGGCCTGGTTTGCGGCTCCTGTTGCGACAGAGACATCACCCTGCGCTTGCATTCTCTGGAACTGCTTTCCTTCCCTTGTTCCGTAGAGGCCATATTTTGCCCCCTCACCCGAAAGAAGAACAGCAAGTCTTGCAAACGTGCCTTTTACAGTTGGCTTAGAAGAAGGAATTTGTTCAGTAAGAAATGCCGGAGGGGCATTTTTTTGTGCTGCAGAATATCCTGTTTTTTCAATTTTGCGAAGAAGGGCTTTGACTTTTTCTCTGTGCTGCTCTGACTCTTTTGAAATAAGCGCGATTGCCTCTTCCTTCTTTTTTCTTGCGCTCTCTGTTCCTGCTGGTCTTCTTTCAACAAGCGCAAGCCTTCTTTTAAGGGTTTCGCTGATTTTACCGAGTCTTTTCTCTTCTTTTTCTAGATCTGCAATCCCGCGCTTTTTTCTCATCGGGTCCAGAATTTCTTTTTTGTACTTTGCAAATTCAGGATTTGGCCCGATGATGCTTGTTGAGTATCTTTCTTCTGCAACTTTTGGCATAAACCTCGAAAGGAATGTGCCCATAAAGGCAGGACTGTTTGCAAGGAAGCTTCCAGACTGCTTAATTATCACCGCAGGCTTGGCAATTGCGCTAGACCTTATTTCCCTTGAAGATCTGCCCGTAAGTATTACCCCATCCTCGCCGCCTAGCGTCAAATATGCCCTATGGAGCGACGGCAAAACCCTTGTCAACTCAAGACCGGCCGCCCTTGCAGCTTCTGTTGACTGAATTCCAGGAGATGAAGTTGCCGTTGCAATGGCTTTCTTGTAGTTGTCAACAAGCTTGCCAGCGGCCTCTTCAAGTATCTTCCTGCGTGAGGTTGCGTTTTTATCTCCCCTGAGGAATTGATTTCTTACTTTTCCAGCAAATCTTCCACCGGAGCGCTGAATGATAAAATCGTATTCAGAAACATTAAGAGGGGTCTCTTCAGATCCAAGATGGTTAACAATCTTTTCGTCAAACTTTCCCTTTTTAATCGCTTCAAAGAGTTTGCTTGTTCTTTCGTTGTATTTCTTTAGACCAGCCCTGAACTTTGGGGCGTCTCTTTGAATCAACTGCTCTGTAGTCATCTTTTCTCTTGGCGTTCTGAATTGCAGCTTTCCGCTTGCAATGTCTTCTGCCATTTGAACCATTGGCATCAAGCCCCTGGTCTTTGAGGTGCCAGCAAGAGACGCTACGGTGAACAGGAGATTCTTATCGTCCTGACTGAGATTCTTTCTTCTTTCCCTTACGAGCGTTACTGCTCGTTTAAGATCCGGGTCCCCCGTCGCAAACCATGCGGCCCCTCGCTCCTTGCTTGTGAGGTTCCTGTATTCTTTTGATCCAAATGAATCGCTAAGTGCCCTAAGAAGCGAAAGGTGACCTTGAACCCTTCCAACTATCGCCTGCCCCTCAAAGCTGTTGAAAAAATCTGGTCCGTTCTGAGAAAGCAGTCGCTTATAGTAGTCAAGGTCTTTTCTGATTGCCGCGTAGGCCCTTATCGGGCTTTTGTGAACAGTCCCTTCAAAATCTTGAAAATTAGCAAGAGCTGCAAATGGGTCCTTAATCCTTGAAGTTGCCGCAGATACCCTTTTTGCCGATGTTTCTTTTCTTGCAATTTTCTGCCTTGCAGCTGCTTGTCGCTGCTTTGCAAGGGATCGTATGTTTGACGCTGTGGACTTAGAGGACGCAATTGCAGAAACAAACGCAGACGCAAAACCGGACCTGTCGCTAAGGCCCCTAGAAAGCGCATCCTCAAATTGCCTTATTCCGTTTGCCGTATCCGGAATACTAATCGGGGCCTTCCCGCTGATCCACATCTGTCTCTTTTTTCTTGCATCGCCACCAACCATTACCCTCTTGCCGGTTGCCTTTACGGTGACTTGCCTTTTTACGGTAAGGGCCTTCCCTTCGCGAATATTTTGAAGCGCTTGAGAAAGGGCCTTTTCTGCAGTCATCCTTCTGTCGGCAGCCATCAGCCTGGCAGCCTCTCTTGAAATAACCGTCAAGTCATCCTTGATGAGTCCTTGAACAGATCCAGGAATCGAAACATCTTTTCCGGTTCCCTGAATAAGAGATCTAAGGTTTGTTGGATTTCCTTTTTTATCAAACCTCAAACCTTCCATGCCCTTGCCCCCGAGAAGGGAGAGTATCGATGCAGCCGCCCTTACTCCCTGAACTCCGTTTTTCTTAACAAGATCAAGCATTGCGGAGTTAAAGCCCCTTGACTTTGCGTCTGCCTTTCCGAGAGGGCCCCTGCCAACGGCGCCAAGAAGCTTGTATCTTTGATACGGATTCAGGCCACTGGTAGATGCGAGCTCTCGATAGAGCGCGTCAAGAATCTGCTGAGGGTTTTTTGTAGAAAGTTTTTTTTCTGCAACCCTTTTACCAATTCGCTTAGTGATCTGATCTACATACGGATCTTTTGATTTTCCAGATGCTTTGTTTTGCTTTGATATCTTTTCATTAATAGAACTGCGAACTGCCTCAAGGGTAATTTTTCTTTCCTGATCCCAGCTTGGGCCCATTGCCTCAGACACTCGCCTAACGGTATTGAGTCCATCTTGTACTGCAGGAATTGAGCTAACAAGTGCTGACTTGTCGCCAAGCAAAATTCTGTGCGCAAGGCGTTCGGCGTCTACCGGCCTCATCATATTAAACGCAGACGCAACGTCTATCTCATCGTCATCCGAGAGTCTATTGCCGTAGTTTAGGGTAGTTAGAAGCTGCTCTACGTAGCCTTCTTCGCGAAGATTAGCTGATGCCTTATAGTTTGTGCCTACATCATCAGCGCCAAAAAAAGCATCGTAGTCTTTGTCAGACATTTACTTATCTCTCTCCGATGCTCTTTTTCGCATGCCCTCTATTCGATCCCTGACCAGGGCTTGCTTAGCCTCTGGAGATCCAAATTGCATCACAAGAGCGTCAATGGATGATTCCTTGTCGGGCGCGCTGAGGATTCTCTTGCCGCCAGCCGCTCTGTCGTCGGTCTTTGACTTGAACTTCTTGTCGCGCTCTTCCATGTATCTGCTGAATGAGGCGATCTGGGGGAGGGTCATACGCATGAAGTCACTCGGCGTATAGCCAAATGCGTCAGCGTACGATCCCATAATCACACCCCAATCGATATCTGACCAACCTACGCCCGACTTGGTGCTTTTCCCACTTGCTCACCATCGGTGGGCTCTTCTGGGAGAAGTCCGCTGTCGCGGAGAACCTTGGTCACGGTCTCCTGCATGCTTCTGATGTCAAATCGTTCGCCGACTTCTCGCTCATCAACTTCTGGCTCATTCTTTCGAATCGCCAACCAAAGGACGTAGCGGAGAACGGTAAACTTGTTAAAGTCGATCTGGTCAATTGCCCCGTATCTTTCCTCAAGATCCGCCAGGTCGTTAAGGCTAAGTGCCTTCTTTGGGCTTATTTCTACTAGGTTTGCCACTGTTCTCTCCTATCTTTCCAATCACGGCAAGTCGCCGCGTGGATATCATAGCGCAACCAGCGCTATAGATATTTATAAAACATAAAACCCCTGGGGGCAAGCCCCAGGGGTTCTATTACGCCTAAAGAAGGCGGATTAGCTCTCGATCTCCACGCGGATGATCTGATCCGTCGTCGTGAGCGTCGTGTCAACAATGGCATTGAAGTCAATGTCCATCGTCGAAATCGCTTCACGCATGAATGGGAAGTTCAGAGCGGTCGAGAATGCCTTGAAGAGGTGAACAATCACCTTCTTGTCAGGATCATCGGTTCGCGTATGGACGAACTTCACATACATCGCTGATGGCTTGTCGTCGTATTCCGTCGTAAAGACGTTGTGAGTGCCGGTGATGCCGTTCGTGCCGGTTGAAAGCGTCGTCTTGGCTGCGGTAAAGAACCGAGCAAGATTCTCAAAGTTAATCTCAACCGAACGAGCCGACGCCGTGACGTTGCCACCGTAGTAGCCACGTGCAATCACGAAATTCGACTGGCCGCGGAACTCTGCTTCCTGGAACTCCACGCGGAACTCAACATCGCCTCTGCTTCCTGGAACTCCACGCGGAACTCAACATCGCCACCGACTTCGCCGATGGTGTAGAGCGTCGTGTAGGTCGTAGGAAGGTCCGCGGGATTGGCCCCGGAAACCCAAGGCGCAACCGAAAGTGTGCCTGATCCTAGTGTCAGCATGCTGCGTTACTCCTCATCTAACTATCATGTTGTACCGAAGGCGCCTTCGATACTCCAATGTCGCCTCATCATACTCATCTCGCTCGGCAACTTTCTTAACGAGATGGACCTTAATCCCCGATCCGGAGAAGCTCTTGATGTTGAGCAGGGTATCGATTCGGTTTGATATCTGGCCAAGCTCAGTGGCTCCGGCAGTCGAAACCACCATTACCTCTACGCTCGGCTTATTGATACTAAAGCCGACTTCGGTTTCCCCGCCTTCCACCGAGATCTTCACGGCTGGCAAGGCAGTTCGAACTGTTGCGGTGATCGGGTAAATCTTCTTATCGCCGCTGGTGCCGCCGAGCAGCGACTGCAAAGTTGCGTCGCCACCAAGCTTGCTAAACAGCGTTTCGTAGATTCCGTTCACAAAGAGGATAGTACGCTATCTGACAGAAGGTACAAGGGGGGGTCGTTCTACGCTGTTTCCTCATCGTGATTGTGCTCGGATTCGTCCCACCCCATTGTGATTGATTTTGGATGCAACGGAAGCGGGCTAAACGGTCGCAATGGGCAGTCACTAATCCTGCAGAATCGGTCTCCAAGAGCACATCCAGCACACATTTTGTTGATAACCTTTTGGCGTTCCTTCATCCCTATTGCGGCAGATCCCTCTGCCGCCGCAAGGGTGCTCTTCTTTTCAATGCCAACCGTTTCAATCCCAGCGGCCTGGATCGCCTTCTCTGGGATTGTTCTTGTTCCGGCGGTCCAGTGGGCAATCGACGACTCACTATACCCAAGAATTTTTGACCACTTCTCAGTAAATTCCTTAAGGTTCAAGTCTTTCGACTCGCCCTCGAGCTTTAGTTGAAATTCCCTGGTTGGACCATCTACCGCCAACCGTCTCCAGAATGTTGTGTCCTTCATTTGGACTCCTTTCTGTAAGGAGCCTAGCCAATCATCCCTGAGGTGTCAAATTTACCACTGGGTCCATCCTGCCGCCGTAGTACTTGCAGGTTCGGCACTCTCGGTCGCCGTTCTTTCTCCAGTAAGTGTTCTCCCAGGAATATTCGTGTCCGTGCTTGCAGTGAGTATTGCGTAGTTTTCCAGCATCGCCGCGGCGGGTGTTCATCCTTGGGGTAACAACCTCAAGGTGTTCCAAGTTGACACATTTTCTATTTCTGCACAAGTGGTCGATCTGAAGACCCTTTGGGACCTCTCCGCGCTGGGACTCATGATGCCACTTATGGGCGTTGATCTTTCGGCCCTTGTCGTCTTTGAAGGCACCATACCCAGACGGGTCAAGAGCGCCAGTCCACTCCCAGCAGCCCGATTCTACTTTTTGAACATAGCGAAGAAACCGAACATACGGATCGGTCTTTGGTCTTCCACGCTTAGTAACTTCATCCATGGTG